GACATGCGACTCTTTGTATTCTTTTTTGATTTTTTGCTTCTAGATCCTTTTGGGGGCATTGTATATACTTATATGTTTATATAATTATTTACAAAAATTACATTTTTGTGGCCGCTTCGCGCATTGATAAATCCTTCGGATTTCTTATTTTAACTTAAAGATAAAATATTTACTCAATTTATATACAAAAATGAGTGTTCCAAAAGTTCTGAAGAGTTCCGGGAAACAGGGTAATAGTATACCTGTTTCTCCTGCGCGTAAATGGTGCTTTACCTGGAATAATTATGAAAGTGACGCTATAAAATTTCTTGAAAATCTTTTAGAAAATCATGAATATATTATAGGAGAAGAAGTTGGCGAACAAGGGACACCACATCTTCAAGGTTACGTTCGATTTAAAAATAAAGTCAGACCGTTATCCATAATTAAATCAGATAAAATACATTGGACTAAATGTAAAGGAACTCATGAACAAAACATCATTTACTGTGGTAAAGGAGGGATTGTTCATAGTAATATGAATATTAATAAATCCAAACCCAAAGTTATTGTTGACGAACTATATGGATGGCAAATAAAAAAACGTGACAAACTACTTAGACCACCAATTCCTAGAGAAATTGACTGGGTCTGGAGTAGCGAAGGACAACTAGGCAAGAGTACATTCTGTAAATACATGTGTGTTCACCATGATGCATTAGTACTGTGTGGGACAGCAACTAACATTAAGAATGGTATCATGAAATGGATGTTAACAAATCCTAACAAAGAACCGAAGATCATTATTTTAGATTATCCTCGATCGTCTGCTGAAGATTTCATTTCATATGCCGGTCTGGAGGAGATCAAAAACGATTGTTTTTTCTCTCCTAAATTTGAAGGCGGGATGTGTATCTACAACGTACCACATGTGGTAGTGCTTGCTAACACCCCTCCAGACCTAGAGCAAATGAGTGAAGATCGATGGACAATTGAAGATTTGTATTGGATAGTGTCCAGATTTGATTAATCAATAAAATTTTTTCAAAAAAAATTTTATTGCCTATACTACACCTTTCGCCTTCGGCGGGGCAGATGGGAGAAAATCCAAAAGCGCCCCCTCCCGCGGCGTTCCGCCTTGGACGCCTTCGGCGATCGGGTACGGCACTCGCTCAAGAGCGAGCGCCTGCCTTTCTGGATTTTTGCAATCATTTTTTAAAGAATTCCATAGCAAAAATACTGCAACGATTACGCGTCTTTGTAAATCATATGAGTTCTTGCTGTGATACGGATTACGTCATCTGTTAGATTAAGAGATTTCCAACTATCTGCCGCCCAATACACGACACCCATAAAAATTGCATGGTTGGTCGCTTCTTGTAGGTCTTTAGAATCTTCATAGATTAAGCGTGGGCATTTTAATTTAAATGTATGTAAATGTGATGAGTGTCCTACATTTGTCGCATATGTATTCGTCGCGCTGCCAGAAGTTGCGGCGACGTTTTTAGACATCTTAAACGTTTTGTGTTTAAGTATTGTCCAATGTTCATTTTTGACAGGGAGCATGGCAGATCGGGAAGGGTTATCACGATCCCAATCAGATTGCATGCCATCTCCAAGATCAAGAAATTGTCCGGCAGGAATTGTTTCTAAATCATCTTGTGATTTAAAAGTTTTATGGGATACGAAATAAATTCGTACCCATCCATCAAAATTCAGGGCAAACCCTGGATCGAAATCGATCTGTGTTATCACAACAAATCTTGATGGTGTTATCCTTGTGCCTATACGCTGATATGATTCAACACCTTGAACCATAGCAGGTATAACATTGTATAAATTAGTATCAGCACCACCGGTAACAAGAATTGATTCCACTGGTTGATTATCTATAATTTCTTTGGCGACATATTTAGACTCTAACTTACGATTCAATAACGATTTGACTTCAAGTTTTTGAAGTTTGGTTAATGATCGTGACATGCGACTCTTTGTATTCTTTTTTGATTTTTTGCTTCTAGATCCTTTTGGGGGCATTGTATATACTTATATGTTTATATAATTATTTACAAAAATTACATTTTTGTGGCCGCTTCGCG